ACCACTCTTCTTCTCCTTACCCATTAGCTTACGCCGTTTTGCATCCTGACGTTTATGATTTCTATTGTATTTTTTCTTTGTTCCCTTTCCTCCATAGGTAGGAGTAAATATACCAGCATTAGTAGAAGTGAAAACGGTATCGGAGAGGCCGTCAAATCCACCACCTCCTCCTCCAACTGCCCCTTCTTTACGCATAAATTTCTCTAGTTTAGCCACAGCCTTTTCCTTATCGCGGGGAGGGAATAAATCTGGGCGGTTACGTTCAAAGGCATTACGGGGGTCTGCTGGGATAGGGGGTGGAACCGTACCTTCCAGCGGATTCTCTTCTCCTCCTCCATGTGCAGCTAATCTCTCTTCCGCAGAAGGATAGTCTGTACGCTGCTCATCAGGGAGTATATCGTCATCGACGGCCCCAGACCCAGCATCATACGTGTATTTAGGCGGGTTACCATATAGCTCATCAAAAACTTTTCGGGGCATTTCTCCCTGGTTTATTCCTCTAGGTACAACTCCACCCTCGCCTGTTTCCGTATATGGAAAGTCTTCAAAAGGACGGGCTGGCCCCCTATCATAGTCTTCGACTTCAGTAACACCCCACGGTCTAACTGCATCAGATTCCTCTCCCTGCCCAGGTAGGGGAGTTGTTTCAGTATGATATGTACGTCTTTCTGGCCCAAAATCTTCATCGAAAGCTCCACGGGGTTCTTGTAATCTAGGAAAACGCAACTCATTAGGGTTATACTTAGGAGACTCCATTCGTATTCTTCTATGGAGGTCATCCATCATTCCTTTAGCTTGATTACTAATCCCCATTCCATGCTTTCCTTTCCAGGGTTCTACGACGGCAGGAATTACCTCTTGTTGAAATATGCCCAACGGCACACGGGCATACCATTGTCCTCCCTGCTTCCGTACCCTATCCATAAACCTTTCCGATGGGCGTTGTATGGATGGCCCCAAATTCGTCCAACCATCTTCGCCAACAAATTTTGTCCGTCCAATATCTTCATAGTTATCAGGAGTCATATACGCAAGACGGTCTGGATGAGTCTGCCAATCTTCACCAAACTGCATCATATTATGAACATCAGCAATTGCTTGATGCCCAGTCAAGTGCTGTAATATAGTATCTTCAAGAGTGGTTTCTTCTCCAGCTTGAATGTTGCTTAAATACTGATGAGCATATTCTAATGGGAAATGGCGCAGGCTCAGGCTGGACAACGCCCATTCTGGCAAGTCGCTTGCCTTGGATTCTGTGGTCTTCTCCCAAAGAGCTTGGAGTTTATCCCACTCTTTTGTTCCCTTCCCAGGAAGTCCTGCACTCTGGCTTCCTAATTCGTGTCGGGTATCCAATCCCCCGTATCTAGGATTTCTTACGGGACGCTTTCTCCTATCATCTTCTGCATATCCAAGCTTTTGTATCTGAACAAAACCCATTAGCTTTTGAAGATTATCCCTCATTGTCTTCTTCCTCTTTCTCGTAGTCCCATTCTCCCTGTTTATTGTTATTTGTGGGGGCATAACTTGCACCGGGGTTTACAGATGGCCCGTCAGGCTTTTTGATTGACGGCCCCATTCCAAAGGAAGCTTTCTGAACATGTCTAACCCCTGTAGGATGTAGGTCTGCAACATAATCTATCCCATCTTGACTAAACCACATCTTCTTACCATTATTAGATACCTCTTTAATTAAAGGAGTAGAGTATCCTTTAGACATAAGCCCCTCAACCCAATTTTTAGGGGCTTTATTAACATCTACCTCTTTAGTAGGGTCATCATCAGATTTCCGTTGTTCCCCCAGTTCATCTGGGTCATGTTGATACCCATCTCCCCTACCATTCCAGTTATAATCCTTATTCTGGCCTCCCTTTAGAGGAGCGAAATTCATGTTCTGCATGGGCATAGGAGGCACGGGAGCGGCACCAGCCCCCTCTCCCCCACCAGGGGCCGCATCAACCCTTCCAGGGGCAGGATTCACGCCCTCAGGGGGCGCAGGAGCCTGTCCTGGCTGTTGTCCAGCTTGTGCTTCCATCATCTGTGCTTGCTGTTCTTGTTGCTGTTCCATCATCTCCATTTGCTGTTTTTGTTGGTCTATTGCCATATCCATCTGTTCACCCTGTTTTTCCATCATATTAACGGCTTTACCAAATATCATGAATTCAGCATCTTCTACAGGGACTCCATCATCCTTTAAGCGTACTTCAAACCCTAAAGCAATGAACTGATTAGCGATTTGGGCTTTCTGTTGGGAGAAGCTAATGCGAGTTGCTTCAGCCTTTTCCTCAGGATTGGGTAATTTCAACCCCCAATCTGTAATCCCAAAGGCTTCTAAGATTTGAGGCAACACCTTTTCATGGAACAACCTCTGGTCACCCTCAACCACCCTACTCATGACAACCAATTGCTGAGTTTGGGTAGATAGACCACCAAAGGCTTCAGGTGCGCCTTGCCATGCAGGAGTTACCCCCCACATAGCTGCAATACGTTCCCGAATCTCGTTTCTAACAGGAAGATAGTCCATTTCATTCAAAGTATGGAATAATCTAACCATGTCTACTCTACCTCGATTATTTCGAGATGATACAGCTATCATTGGTATATAGTTAGGGTCAAGTCTTGTTTGTGCTGCAATTTGTTGTCGTTCCCTACGCAGCGATTCAGGGTCATCAGTAAACACCATCATCATACTAGCTGGCATTTTCCGTTCAAAGAAATATCTATACAGATTCTTATCCATACCAATCAACGTTAAGGCTTTCTCAAAGATAGTAAGAATCGGACTCCACCCATAGGTTTCGCTAGGAGAGAATTTCGATAGATGGATAATTTCACTGTCTAACAAAAAGAGATGTTGGTTTCGGTGATAATATTTATACATTACAGGCTGCAATTTAATATCACAATCCTTTTCATCACATTCACCGGGGTCTTCTTTAACATTATCCCTATGAATCGGGCATAGGAAATGAGCATTTTTAGGCAACCCTGCTGCATCTAGGTCAAACTCCACTAACGCGGGGTTCAACCGTCTAATTTCATTGACTTTAGACCGCATAGTACCATCGTCTAATTTTTTATATTCTTTTGCCAGATACAAAAAGGCATCATCAATGGCATTTAAATCAAAATGGAATTGGCGCAACACTTCTTCCAAAGATTGGTCAAAGATATTACAATCATCCATAAAATTAATCAGCCGTGCTTGCTGTTCTTTGTCGGGGTTTTCTACTAGGGGTACCCACTCTAGACCACGACGAAAGACTTCACTAGTAATATGGCTAATTGGACTACGTACTTCTTCAATGGAATATGCCAACATCTGTAAATCCATTACAAGCTGTTGACGATAAGCCATTTGATGTCTAACCCATGTATTAACTACATGGTCTAGACCAATCGTAGGCGCACGGCCCGTTTCGCCATTAGACTTCATTAAATCTAAGAAGTTTATCTGTTCATTAAGATTAATGACGGTTTGAGCTAATTTAGGTACTTCAGGGAGATATTCCGATAGTCTCATATATTAATCCTTTGTTAAGTTTTCTATATCTGACATGCTGGTAAGTTTAAGCATTGTTTGCATAGCCATCTCTTTAAGTAAAAACCCTTCTGTTTTATGGACTTGTTGAGTAGTTGTATGCAATGATTTTTCTAATTCAAGTAGACGCTCTCTAAGAGCATGGTTTTCTTCCTCTAATGCAGAATTATTCTCAAACGCAGCATTTTGTAAAGTACCTAACCTTGCCGCTTCCTTAACCAAAGCGATGAAAGCCCCTTCCGTTAGAACGGTAACTGCTTTACTATTATCTGCAATCTCATCTTCTGGCCCTAAACTAGTTAAATCTTCATGCCACGTATCCAAAATACGCCATGTGTTAGTCACCTCATCTCTATTGGCTGTATATTGCGTTTCCCTATCTTTTAAAAACATTCCTACCATAATATGCCTCCTACTTTACTTATCTAGTATATTATACATGGAAATGCAAATTTTTTACGAAATCTTACACGCACTCCATCCGCATATCTTACATGTCTCACAGCCACCTTCCTGAACAATCAGAGGTGCTTCACAATCACATTTCGTAATTTCTCCTTCCAAATGCCCCGTCACCAAAACCTCTTTTTCCCTACTGCCATTACGGTATACTGTAATACCCTTACATCCTTGTTCCCACGCCGTCATATAAGCGTTAAATACATCATCTAAAGT